GAAGCGGTTCGCTTTCCTCACGCTTGCTAACTAATTCATCAATAGAATTAATTTCCTTACCGTATCTTTTTCCAATATATGAAAGAACTTCGTCTTCATTTAATTCAGGCTGAGCTTCTAGCTGCGGAGGTTGTTCTTCAACCATCTCTTCAACAGGAGCTTCTGCCTGTGTGTTTTCTTCTTTAACCTCAACTTTTGTTTCTGGCTCTACAGCCTTTACCTCAATTGATTCTTGTTTAGTCTCTGACTGAAACTTCTCCTCGTGCTTATCAAGGAGTTCTTGTTCTATTTGCTGAGTTGATTTTTCATCAGCTGAAACTTCTCTTACTTTAATATCCATTTGATTTAATTTAATTTAATTACAAAGTTACGCAAAATTTAAACATATTATCTTGGTTCAAATTCAGCTAAGTCAAACCCATCTAAAGAATCTTCATTAGACTCAAAATTTTTAGGTGGTAAATTGTTTTTTCGTTGATTAATTAGTTCAGACTGTTCAGTATTTTGCTGACTTATCCTATCGCTTTTTGCTTTCTCTCTATCTTCTTCTCTAATACCTAGTTGTTTTTGAGTCATACCCTGCAGTTGCATACTGTATTGAAATTCTTTTTCCATCAACTGAGCTTTTAATTCAGCTTCAGCAGCTTGTTTTTGAATTTCAAATTGAATATCGGCTTGTCTATATTTCATTTTAGCCTCTGTTTCCATTTGAATCTTTTGTGCATCCATTTGAGCTTTCATTTGTTGAGATTGCAATTGTTGCTGAGAAATCATAGCTTGCTTCTGCATTTCTCTTTGTTCATCTTGCTCTTGTTTAGCTTTACGTTTTACTTTAAGCAATTGATTAGCAAGTTTAAGGTTTTTAATTTCACGTATATCAATAGCATCTTCAAGGTTTATATCTTGTTTTGATAATGCCATTTGAATGTTTTGCTCAAGCATAGCTTTCTGTTCTTCGTCAGGAGACAATTCAATAAATACTCCAAAGTCATAAATATATAAATCAGATATATCCTCAAGTATACTTACATTATATCTTCCAATTTTATTTATAAAGTCATCTTTAAAGTCTGCATACTCTAAAATATCCGCTACTCTGTAAGTTAAAGCCTCAGCTAACGTTCTATATATGTAAAGACTTCCATCTAATATATGACGAGTAGCGGTATTAGAACTTAATGCTGCTAATTTTTGCACTCCCACTAAAGCGTCAGAGTTGGCAATTGTACCATCTCTCGCTTCATTTAAGCCTGTTACAGCACGTATCATGTCTAAATAATGATTTAGGTTAGCAATTAACATTTGCGTCTTAGAAGCGCCTGAATTGCTTGTTAGTTGCTGTATAGGAATTTTACCTTGATTATAATCACCTTCTTGCGTATAGCTTCTACCAATCACACTACCTGTTTGAAAATATAAACGAAGAGCATCCTCTGGATTATATGCTGCTCCCGTACCTAAATCAACTTCATTTAAACCATCAGCATCAATATACACACCATCTGGCACTGTACGAGCAATTACTTGTTGTAACTTTAAATGTGTCATCTGAATTAAATCCGCATACGGTATCATCCTTCTGACTAATGATTCGATAACCCCTTTATACATTCTTGGAGCTACAGCTACATAATTAGGCATTGCATGTTGAGACGATGATTTAGGTCTTACCATATTTTTAGCAAGCTCCCATTTTAATATTATGTTTGTTCCCATAACCATTACACCATCATACCAAACATCAATTGTTTTTTCTACTTTTTCAAAATTGTTTTCCTCCATCATCTCATCAGGTGGATTAAATCCATCATCTTTTTCTATCATACTCATATTGCCATTCTCTTTAACTTTTTTCTTATAAACCATCTTCTTAGTTGTTTTATAATTAAAGTACATCAATGTACAAGTGTCTCGATAGAATATATCGTTTTCGTAAAACTGTGCTGTATTAAAATAATTATACCAGCTTTGAGAATATTTAGATATTTTATCTAAGTCATCATTTGTAAGTGTTGGGTCAATTTTCATTAACTCAGCAATAGGAACGGTTTTAATTTCTCCCCAGTAAAAACAATCTTTAAAGTGCGGGTCTTCAGTATAACTATAAACAACATTAGCTGGGTCTACATAAGCTACTTTAACTCCTGAACCAGGTAAAAACTCATGCTTAGCTACTCCCATTCCCGTTACCATCATATCGTAATCTAATCGTTTACGAATATCATCATAATGATTCTCGGCAAACATGGTATCAATCGCCTCTTCTTCTGCAATCTCAATAGCCGGTTTATAATTTAAATTCATATAAAGAGACAACTCTTCATCACTCGCAGGCAGGTCATCTGGATTCATAGTAAAAGGATTAAAACCTGTGCCTTCCTGTATAACTGTTAAAGCCTCTTTAGCAGCCATTTGACCTTGTATCATTTTTTGATACTTGCTTCTGTTTTCTTGTGAAATAGCATCCTGAGCATACGCTTTTACTTTAAACAACCTATCTGACATTCCGTTGACAACTATATCCACAAACTTTGGAATTATAGGTACTGGAGTCCAGTCAAGATTTAAGTAAGACAAATCTCCGTCTACTGCTAATTCGTTTTTATATTTTGCAATTGATTGTTCGCCTCTTGCATATAGGCGTAGTCTGTTAAAGTCCCTCCACTGACTATAGTATCGACATCCATTAGAATCTTTACGAAACCATTCATATTGAATAGCTTGTCCTATTTGTAACCCAAACTCATCGGTCGCTTTCTCAGCATCAGATACAAACTGACTAGGGAATCCTACTGATGAAATGTTTATGTTTACCTCTTTCATCTAATTAATTCACTTAATGTTCCTTTGTTATTATATGTTGCAAAGTTAAGACTTATTTTTGACTCTTTTTTCTGCGGTAGATATACATGTTTTTGATTTGCCATAATGGCTAAACCTGAGCTAATACTAGCATCAAACTTAGTTCTCGCACTTATATCAAACCTAGCCCAATCTTCTAGTGTTCTAGTAAAATACATACTACCCATTTGGTCTCCAGCTCTGTACCCACCATCTAAATCTAAACCTACGTATTTTTCTATGTGTGACTCTATAGCGGCAGCATGAGACTGCTTAATATCCTCAGATGTATTTGGTATACCTCCGAGTTCTTTTTCTGTCTTCGATAGTTTAGTGTAATGCTTGTCAGGTCTATTCATACTAAAACCTCTATACCCTCTGTTTTTAAAGTGATACAACAGTCTTGGTTTGTTATTCTCTACTAGTATAGGCATACCATAAAATACGCAAGCCATTAATACTTCTTCAAAAAATATCTCTGCTGTTTGTGGTCTAGCCACATATTCTAAGAAAAACTCATTGCTTGGAGCTTCTGCCATGCTGTATTTAGTTAAACCATGTAGCGCTCCGTTAGAACCTCCTCCTCCAACTGTTCCTGATATATCATACGAGTCACATCCAAATGCGCCAATATGCTCGTTGGATGGAAAAAACACACCATGCTTAGTATACTTAGCATTGTTTAAACCTTTCTTAGGAGTCCAAGAAACTTTGAACCTACCCCTGGAATCTGGCGTCCATATAACTTCTGAGTCTTTGATTCCATCTTTCCAGTAAAACCTACCCCTTGTTACGTGATGCTCCATTATCAATGAATCATTATAATCTATCTGCTGATATATCTTTGTTAAGTTAAAAAGTGATGACTTGCTTTCGTCTCTAAATGCGTGTGACTCGGTTCTAGGAAACTGTCTGTAAAATTCATTCAACGCATCTGCATCCTTCTTTAATGACTCTACCTCTGCCTCCCAATAATCGATAGCTCCATTTGTTATCCACTCATCATCTACTCCTCTAATTTTTTTCTCTGGCTTTCTAAATACAGGCATACCAAACCTATCTATAAAACCTTCCATGTTCCACTCCATAGGAATAAATAGATTATACAGTCCTGATTTAGTCTGACCATTTGCATTACGAGTCTTTAAATCTGAATCCTCAAATAATCTTTTAAAGTTTTCACCACCCTTACTAAGCGCATTTGAAGTAGACCCCATCATACACTTACCTATTATCTTACTACCTAGTCTTAAACAAGTCTTAGTTACACGCCAGTTGTTCTGAATATTGTTTGGTTTAAGCCACTTACCTGATTCATCATGAACTAAAAGCAAAAGCTTCTCACCATCATACGAGTTATCATCCGTGTTCTTCCAGTCAATTGTAGTATCTAAACCTGTTAGCTCCTCATCCATAACCTCGTGCATGTTTTTTTTGGTAATTTTAGAAGCTGGAATCCTAAAAGCTAACTCTGTCTTTGGTTTATCCATCCCATCCTGTATAGGTTTAAAAAAGAATGGCAGTCTGTTAGCAATTGGAACAACTTTATCTGTAAACATTTTCTTAGCATCTGAACCAGTCTTAGATAGTATACCAACTCTTGAATCTTTAACAAGTGTACCAGTATTCACACACTCAGAAGAACCCATAAAAGAAAACCCTGAACGTCTTATCTTTAAATAATCCATGCCAAAACACCTCTTGTCTGCTTTACAAGCTTCCCAGTATATAAAAAAGATTCTATTAGCTTCTCTAAAATCTGGATAACCCACATCTATACTTGTCCACTGAAGATACATGTAGTGCGAACCTGTCATATAAGTAGGCTTTCCGTTATTATAAAACCAATAACCTAGCTCTCTTCTATCAAACTCAGCTTCTATATAATCAACCCATTTGTTTTTAAAACTAGGTGGTCTATCGTTCCACTGAAAGATTGATGTAATCCTAGATAAATCTTTGTGAAGCTCTTCTCTTTCCCAGTACTGCTCTTCTTTTTTCTCAGAACGTTTAAACATCTCCTCTGGTTGTATAGGTAGACCAATAGCTAAACCATTTATGTTTACTATTTCTCCTATTGTTCCGTCTTTAGAAATAACCACCAAGTCATACTTCTCGCTATACCCATATAGCCACGTCTTCGCTTTGTTCTTTTTATTAAAAACAGCTTTAGGAATATAATCCTTTATAACGTGATATAGTTTATTTTGACCTTCGTTCAGCAAACCCTTGTTTTGTATTTGTTTTATCTACCTGTCCTCCAGAGTTGATTACTTCTTCCTCTGAATCTATTTTATTTAGTATCTCAAACGCATCAAATATAGCAAGCTTCTTAGTTGCTGCTGCGTTCTTTAGCCTATCTGCCGCCAGCTCATCGTCTGGGTCTGGCTTTATAATATCTTCTTTCGCTACCTTTATTAGTTGCTCTACAGCTCTACGCCCTGCGTGTATAATTTCTTTTTTTAAATCTTCAGAGTTCATAATACCATGGTTATTTGGTGGTCATACATTCTATATAGCTTCTCATCATCTACCATAAACTCATACTCACTCTCTGGTTTAAAAGATATCTTATCTCCTTTGTTAACTCCTTTAGATAATAAGTATTTGTTTGGATACTTCATGTAACCAATTAAAGGCTCTTCTTCTCCTCGTTTCATTATGATTGATTCTTCTTTTGCTGCAGGTTTTACAAAACAATACCTGTCATGGCAATGCCACTGACCATTTTGCTTGTACATGAAGAACTGGTCGTTCTCTATAAAGAACAAGTTATCTTTAAAATAACTCTTACCACTCTGCCTTCTTCCCTTCATGTCATTATAAAACTTAAATACGTTGTGATGAACCAGAAGCGTATCGCCTACTTTTATATCTCCAGTATATCCTAGAGGAGTAGCCACTACAATTCCTTCACGATTAGATGCTTTGTGATTTTCCTCTGATGTACTTGTAATGAGTTCAATGCCACTTACATTTTTAGTATTGTTGTATCGCTTGTCATCTACTGGCTTTACGATAAAATAAAAAGGTGACCTCATTAAAAATTTATATTATATTCGATTGATACTGGCATGTTGACGTTGAACTCCTTCCATAAAAGTATTTCATCTTTATGTTGAATCC